GTCGGTTTCTCCTTACCTAACAATTGTTAGGTTGTTCTCTTAGGGTTGATTTGCTTTGCGACTTCGCGAGCATCGGCGCCCGTAAATGCCATGTAACCTTGCTTGTGCAACGGCAAGATGGTGTGTTGCTTTGCTGCTAGCTTCTTAGCCATAGCCTCTCCGCATTGCATGCAGGTTCGGTAGCCCAGCGCAGCGCGTGCTTTTGGGTATAGCGTGTCGCACACGACACACCCGTAGTCTGTCAGTAGCTCTGTTTTTACTTTGCCCATGTTTATTCAACCTCCTTTGCTTGTTGGTGGTTTGCCCACCACTCAGCCAGACCTCTTTCACGGGCCGCATTCTCACATGACGTGCAGTAGTCAAAGTTCCAATACTTAATGTCGCCGACCATCTCGGCTATCTCCGAAGCATCTACCTCTACCTCAGCATCGCACTCTGTACAAACATATTCATATCTCACTAACTCGCTCATGTCGTTCTCCTTTGTGTGACGACTACCTAACAATTGTTAGGTGATGTGGACGGGTCGAAAAACCCGAAACGGGACAAAAACCAAAAATAAGAGAAAAAAAGAACATTGTACCACATTGTTACGTAAATGTCAAGCTGAGTGGGGGCGCTGATGGCGCAGGGTAATGTTACGAAAATGGGGTAATGTTACGAAAAAAGGTGTAATGTTACGAGGCGTTTCACAATGTGGTACAAGCTGAAAGCCAATAATGACGCGGGTTGTGGGGGTGTGTTATGTGTAATGTTATATTGTGATGGGTTTTTAGGAAAATCAAAGGTTCATAGGGATTTTTTCCTGCATCGCACGAGAGGCTCTCTTGCTCTCTAATTTGTCTCTGATTGGTTTTTTTCACGTAACATTCGTAACATTACACTTTCCCCTGCAAATACAAGGACTTACCTCGTAACATTACCATTTTCATTTCGTAACAATCGTCACAGTGTGGTACATCGTTACGTTTAACTCCTTACGTCCCCTTAGTTACTATCATGAGCACCGTTTGTGGCTTAGAGCCTAGGGAAATCCCAAACGTAACATTGTTACACCTAGCTACTTAGCCACAACAAGACCTAACAATTGTTAGGTTATGGGCACGAAATGGGCACGAGGTGCAGGTCAGATGGCGCCTTAACTCCTTCCGTCCCCTTAGTTACTATCATGAGCCCCGCTTCTCGTTCGCACCCTATTGGTTGGGCACTACCTAACAATTGTTAGATGCTGAATTATCACCGGACAGAAAAAACCTAAAAATGTGGTACAAATGTTAGAGTGGCTTCGCCAGTCCAAACTAATCAACGCCGCCGCGACTGGGTAGTGGCAGGAGATTCCACAATGGAAAATTTTACTCTGACTTCAGACCTGAACCTAGACAACGTTGTTATGCTTGCCGACCGCCTTGCGAAACTCGATAAGAGCGCAGCTCAATGGCAGATAGCCGAAGCCATCGGTAATGCGACACTTGTGCAGATTGCAGCTGTTAGCAACCATGGTGAGCGCATCTCCGGTAGTTCCGAGCGTGCAGTGGCAGCTTGGCTTAACAATGCCCTGCCCGTAACACTGGGCGCTCAGTGGTATAACGTGGAATATCGCGAAAAGACCGACATCGCGAAAGCACTAGCACCGCATAAGAAGGACGTATTCACCGCTTGGAACAGCAGCAACCCGAGCACGAAATGGAAACGTGTAAGAGAGTATGGCGAAGAACTCGCCCGCCCAGTTCTTCAATCACTCATTGAAGCACTGTCGGACGAAGCCGAGCGAGAGGCATACGCCGCATACTACGGACTCGAGCAGACCGAGGAGACCGAGGAGACCGAGCAGACCGAGGAGACCGAGCAGACCGAGGAGACCGAAGAAGGAGGCAAGACCAGCCGCAACCGCGACTTGTACGAGCGCAACGTAGTTGAGCTGGGCAAGCTTTACCGCACAATGAACTCCAGCGACAACGACGCGATTATAAAAGCACACGCGAAACGCGAGGAACTGTTAGCGACCCTTGAGCTTATCACCAAAGCGCTTGAGAAGCTGGGCGCACCGCTTGAAGATGAGGAGCTAGCCCAATTTATGAAGGACGTCGCCAAACGCTAGAGCCTAGCAAGACCCCTGGGCCGCGGCTAACCCCGCGGCTTTTTTTTGTCCCGAGAAAACCCAGAGTGTCACGACCTAACAATTGTTAGGTGAAGCCGACCCCACCCCCAAAGCCGAACGGACAGGAAAACCCAGACCCACCCCCTACCCTACCCCCCGAAAATCGGAAAAATCGTGCAGCCCCCTTTACTTAATAATATGCACAAAATACCACACACTTTCACAATTCCATTACATAAACCCTAATAAAATCAATAACTTAGACCCCCACCCCCTATTTTTATACACCGTCTGGCCCGCACCCCACCCCCTAAATACAGGAATACCCCCCGTCACAAGGACCCAAACCTTTTATTTCCGTCCCCCATACTCCCATACTATTGCTACATACAAAACAATGACTTACACTGCCCGCAATCCGGTATTTGATACCTGCGAAACAATATGACCGTCGTGAAAATAGAACCGACTAAGGACCACCCCGTTCCTTACGACACTACAGCGGAAAAAACCGAGACTCTGCTTGAGGAAATGGCGGTTGCCGGTAATACAGTCGAGCTACAGGTTGAGCTGGGTGCGCCCCTCGATCTGTCCGAGAAAGACGCGGCCAAAGAAAAAGAACTACTTGCCGCAGTAGCTAAGGCTAAAAAGCCCGCCAACCTAAAAGAACCCAATACCGCTTTTGCTGCCGCAGCCTTTCTTCGTTCCTATGGGCAACAACTGGCGATGGATGCAGCTCAGGCCCGCGCCGCGATTACGAACAAGCTTATGGAGATCGCCAACTGTGGTGACCCACGCTATGAACTTAAGGCCCTAGAACTACTGGGCAAACATAGCGACATTGGTATATTCACTGAGCGTAGTGAGATAACGGTAAACTATAAAGACCCGGAAGACCTAGAGAAAGCAATAAAAGATCGTGTTAAGAGGCTACTCAATGCAACCGTGGTGGAGACTGTACCCCTATCGCAACAAGTAGACGAGAAGCTGGGTATTACAAAAGGCCAGCAGTCTTTAGGCGCGCAGTTGGGGTTGGAAGACATAGAGGACGTAGAGGACGTAGAAGATGTAGAGGATGAGGGTGAGGGTGAGGATGATATAGAGGGCGGAGATGACGACCAAAACATCCCCCTTTGACAACATATCCCTTAAGGATATACCACAGATACTTCCCCTGCTTTCTCAGCCGGAACAAGAAAAGCTGCTAGTAGAGCTGGCGCACTTAGAGAAGCTACAAAGTCGAAAGAAGTCGCAGACTAGGTTTATTGATTTTGTGGGGGCCGTTTGGCCTACGTTTATATCGGGTAGACATCATGCAATTATGGCTTCGGCGTTCGAGAGGGTGGCTAATGGCGAGTGTAAGCGCCTTATTATTAATATGCCTCCTCGTCATACTAAGTCTGAGTTTGCTAGTTATCTTCTACCTGCTTGGTTTTTGGGGAGATTTCCCCACAAGAAGATTATTCAAACATCACATACCGCTGAGTTGGCAGTAGGATTTGGTCGAAAAGTACGTAACTTGGTCGATACGGAGACATATCAGGACATTTTTCCTGAATTGAGCCTACAAAGTGACTCTAAAGCGGCGGGTAGATGGAATACAAGCAAGGGCGGTGACTACTTTGCGATAGGTGTAGGCGGTGCGGTTACTGGTAAAGGTGCGGATTTGCTCATTATTGACGATCCGCACTCGGAACAAGAGGCGGCGCTGGCTGAAATAAATCCAGACATCTACGATAAGGCCTACGAGTGGTACACATCGGGTCCTCGTCAGCGTCTCCAGCCGGGCGGAGCCACCGTTATTGTTATGACGCGGTGGTCTCTAAGGGACTTGACGGCGCGAGTGTTGAAGTCATCCGCCCAAAGAGGCGGGGAAGAGTGGGAAGTTATTGAATTTCCTGCAATTATGCCCTCTGGTAACCCGCTATGGCCTGAGTTTTGGCCCCCGGAGGAGCTTGCAGCGCTAAAAGAGGAGCTGCCCAATGCAAAATGGATGGCGCAGTACCAGCAGCAGCCGACTTCAGAGTCTTCGGCTATTGTTAAGCGGGAATGGTGGAGAACTTGGGAGGATTCTGAGCCTCCTTCAGTAAATTTTATAGTGCAGTCATGGGATACAGCGTTCGAAAAGACAAATCGTTCGGACTATTCGGCTTGTACGACGTGGGGAGTGTTCTACCACCCAGACGACACCGGCAGAGAACAACCTAACCTTATACTTTTGAACGCTTTTCGGGATAGAATGGAGTTCCCTACACTTAAGAAGGTAGCTGTAGAGCAGTATGATGATTGGCAGCCCGACTCTCTGATTATTGAGAAGAAAGCTTCCGGGTCTCCTTTGATTTATGAGATGCGGGCTATGGGCATACCGGTACAAGAGTTTACCCCTACAAAGGGTAATGACAAGATTACAAGGTTGAACGCGGTATCTGACATGTTTGCGTCGGGGATAGTTTGGGCGCCAAACAGGTCTTGGGCGGAAGAAGTGATTGATGAGGTCGCAAGCTTCCCTGCGGGAGAACACGATGACTATGTTGACTCTGTATCTCTTGCGTTAGCGCGGTTCAGAAAAGGCGGGTTCATAAGATTGCCTTCAGACGAACAGGAAGAAGACCCACTGTTCAGAAGGCGTAGAGGCGGGTACTACTAATGGCAATTGAGAAAGGATTATACGGAATGCCCGAGGGCATTGATGAAGAAATGGCGATGGGCGAAGAAATGATGCCGGACGCTATGGTGGGTATTGAGGTCGTTTCGGAAGAAGAGCTACCCGTTATGGTGGAGCTGGAAGACGGCAGCGTTGAGATTAGCTTTGGTGAAGAGGAGACAGACCTTGAATCTGCCCCGTTCGATGCGAACCTTGCCGAATATATGGATGACCGAGATTTGGCGTCCTTGGCCAGCGAGCTTACCGAAGCTGTCGAAGCGGATATAGCCTCACGCCGAGAGTGGGCGGATACCTACGTGAAGGGCCTAGAGGTTGTCGGGTTCAACTACGAGGAGAGGGTAGAGCCTTGGGAAAACGCCTGTGGCGTCTACAGT